ACCTATTGAAGACTTTGATTCCAAGTAGTATTCAAATAAACCTAAACCAATCCAAACAATCAAAAATGAAAGGAACCAAGACAAAAGTAACAATAAGAATTTTTTCATAACATAAATTTAAAAAAAGAGGTCAGTAAAGGATTCGAACCAATGACACGTCCACTTCTTAGGGTTGTGGATTGCTCTACCAGCTGAGCTAACTGACCTACCTGTTGTCAGGGTGGGATTCGAACCCACAATGAGTGACCTTATAACTTCTCGCGTCCAAATTGCTCTTGGACCGTGGCGTCTTTAGGACTCGGCACCATGCCTCATTACACTCCTGACAAAAAACGACTCTTCAGCTTTCTACTCCCAGCGCCGAGGAATTGTATATAACTTAGCCCGTCTCACCGCTGTATGGGAACTGAAGTTCACCGTCTCTTTCTTATTATAAACATAAGAAATATAAATGATAATAACAATAGTGGTGTCATAATTTTTTTTATAGTTCTTGAACTTGAATCATAACCCAATCAACTTCACCTTCCGTTAAATGACCCATTACATCATCTGTAATATGTGTGTTATAAGTTATTTGCCAATCTTTTTCGTTACCATAGATAACCGCCACCTCCCACTCATTACCATTTGATGTGTATGATGAATAAGTTTTAGATAATGGACTTTTGAATCTAACTACCGATAAACCATACCCATTATCAAAAAAGATTAATCCGTGAAGACCTTCACCGAAACTGTGTGGTTTAAATTTTATGTCTTTAAATGATTTCATTAGTTATTTAACATTATATATTGATCTTCATCAATTCCTTTTACTCCTAGTTTTTCTAAAGCAATTTTTAAATTATGTAGTTGTTTTGCTACGTTGTGTTTATTAAGTAACAAATTACCTAAAGTAATTCCTGTTTCTTTATGGAACTTATTAAAATCTTCAAATCTACGTTCCATTCGTAGTCTCAATTCACACCCACTAATATAAAAATCTAAAAGTTGTTCTTTATTGAATACATCTATTAATTCATCGGATTCGTGTTCCATTGAAAAAAATAGTGTAATAAGTTCTTTGTTCATATGTTTTATTTTTACAAAGATACGTATTTTTCTGAATACTCGTCAAGTTCTTTAAGATATTTTATAAACTCATCGCTGTTTATAAATTCTTCGTGTAGTTGTTGGTGTATATCTTCCATATGTTTGATTTGTGATCCCGGATGGATTCGAACCATCGACCTACTGCTTCTCCATAGAACGTCCGAGAGGTACTATCGAGAAGGCAGTTACTCTAATCCGCTGAGTTACGGGACCATATTTTAATGTAGTTTTTTAACTTCGTAAGTGTGTCCTGAATCTGAATTTAATTCAAACACTTTTCTCATATCATCGGCCTCTTCAAATGTGTTAAATTCCCAAATTTCATGAAATCCATTTAAAATAATAACAGGGACTCTTTTTTTATTTTCCTGTATCTTAATGTGTTTAACTATTACGTACATTCTTTTTTTCACAAATATAAACCTTTTTTTTCAAATGGACAATGGCTTATAATGTTTTTTCGTAATATAAAACTTCGTTGATCTCTTTTATGAATCTGAAACCGTTTTGTGTATATAGTTTTTTTGCGGTATGATTATCTTTATCTACCGTCAATGATATTTTTTTATAACCGAGTTCTGAAGATGAATTTAGACATTCATTAAGAATTTTAGTACCATAACCATTCTTTCTAAAAGACTCCTGTACTTCCAAACCATATAAAAACACAACCTCTTTATCGTCTATGTTTTCTGTCATAAATAAATCGGATACATTTTTTTCTTCAATTTTTGCAACAGAAATATCTAACAAGTAAGTCTCTGCTAGTTTTGTACTATTTTCTTTGATTTCTATTTTAAGACCAGGTAAATTATTTAACTTTCCGGTTTTTGTTAATGTTTCCATTTTATAACCGGACATTAGATATTTTACTCTATTTAGATCTTCATTAAGTGTCATTATTTTCCAATGATTATGTTATCTAAATCAATACCATCGTGACCCTTCATTCTTTCTTCAACCTCATCATATAAATAAGATTTAACAACTGCACTAACAGATTGTTCAGCTTGAGCAATTTTTGTTTCCATCCAATCTTCAAGTTGTTCACCATCTTCTAACATTTCCCACATCTTGTAAGCTAAAGTGGCCATAGTAAATAGTTGTTGTTTTGCCATGTATGATCCTTCATCATGGTTTTCTTTTAAAACCTTGACCATTCTTTCAAGTTGTTTTTCTGTTATAATAATTTTACTCATTAGTTTGATTTAACATTATTTATTGTTCTGCCGATGGTGTTGGTGTTTCTGGTGTTTCTGATGTTGGTGTTGATGGTGGTGGTGGTGTTGGAGTTTCTTCGTCTTTTTCATCCTGATTTACCATATAAAGCCCTTTTTGTGCATTAAAAGCTTCATATAATGCCTTATCTAATTCGTCTATTTTTGCCTGTATATTATTGAAATTTTGATCCAAAAGATTTAATCTGTTTTCTACATTTGAAGCGTTTGCCTTTCCTTTATTTTTTAGTTTTGTAACTGCATTATTTAAATAAACTTTTCTATCAGTATAAAGATTTTTAAACTCACCTTTAAATGTTGCAAGTTCTCTTCTTAATTGGTTACCTTCAGCATTTACTCTAGCAAAAGCAGCTTCTATTCTAGGTGATAAATCGTTTTCGGACTTTCTAAAAACATTACCTACCGCAGTACCAACTCTCGCTTTTAATCCTGCAATATTTGCATTTTGTTCATTTAAATAATCATTTTCTATTCTTTGGTTAATTTCTTGAATATGTCTGATTTTACTAAAACTTTTATTCATATTTTTTTTATTTATTATTTATTACCATGTTCTACATGCCCAATATCTTGGTTTCCATCTTGGGCCAGGGTTATCACAATTATGTCTAGCTCTGAATGACTTTCTTCTTTCAGGGTTATTTTTTTTAATAACCATTCTTTTACCTTTTGCTGACTTTCCACCAAAACCAAAGTTCACCTTAACTACTTTTCCTTTATCGTTTTTAACATAAACTTTAAATTTTTTAATGTCTCCTTGCATAATTTTTCCAAGTTGAACTTTTCTGCCTTGATATTCGGCTTCGTTTAAAAAATTACTTTCTTTAAAGTTTGTACTTTCTACTGAACCGTAAATATCCTCGTAAATAGGTGTATTTTGTTTTTTTAATACAGTTTTTATTACCTGTATCAATTCTGATTCTGTTAGTTGTAATTTCATATAAATAAATATATGGATACATAAAAAAAGGTGAGGAAAACCTCACCTTATTTTCGGGTCGACACTAGAAGTGTTCGAACTGCCACCACTTTGTTTTAAAGATTAACAAAGAAACTACCCCTCTAACTTAGATTTTGCAAGAACCACCTCAGCCATAGAGACTTCTTTTGTCTTACCAATAACTAAGGACTCTTTTAGTATTGAACTTGGTATATGAACTAAAAAGTCCTTACCATTAAAAGTAGAAAGGTTTTGATTCAACTCGATTGAAGAGTGAACCATATTTAAAAATATTTTGAATTGTACCTCGTCCATAAAAGTTTCATTTAAAACTTCTCCAAACTTTGGGTGAACTATCAATACGTGTTTATGTGTTGCCATATTTTTTATTTAATGTAAAGTTAAGAATAAAATTTTAATTAAACAATTTCTTTGTAGGTTATTTTTTTTATATCTATTTCATCCCTTTGAGTATCGGACCCAAAATATTTAATTTCGTTCATTAGTACTTTAGCAATTCTACTTCTGTAATATCCATTACTTCTTTTTTTAAATCTTTCACAGTATTTGTTTGAATAATAGTATCCTTCACTATATCTCATATCAACAACCACGTCAAACTCAAAAGTAAAATTACTACTCCAATAATTTCTTTTGTATTTTCTTATATTTACTATTTTGATTACGGCATTTTTTAATTCTTCCCAACCATAATCAAACCCACCAAATCCTATCGTGGTATCTTTCAAATGTGTTTTGATTGCCTTTATTTGTGTATCTCTGATTACTTTTCCTACTTTCATAAGACAAAGATAGTGGTTTTATTTTGATTACGAAAAACTTTTGTACTCTATTTTTGAAATATTCACATCGTCACGACCATCTATTGAAAAATATTTCAATTCTTGTAACACTGCACCTAAGATGCCATTTCTAAAGTATCCGTTACATCTTCTTGCATATCTTGTACAATAATCATTACTATAATAGTAACTATTATTTTTCATGTCGATTATAACATCAACTTCATATACGTATTGTTCTTGATTAACAGACCAACCGATTCTTCTGTGTTTATATTTTCTAATAGATTTAATTTTAACTACCGCATCTTTTAAATCGTTGTCAAAATAGTAACTCTCATTTTTATAAAATTTAATTTCAACGTCTTTAGTAAATTTTTTAACAACCTTAATGTGTTTGTCTAAGATGTGTTTTCCTAATTTATACGGGTTTTCCATGACACAAAGATAGTAAAAAAAACTAAATGCACAAAAAAAATTATATAGGTATATTAGTATAAAAGTCGTTAATTCCGTCTGAATTTATATCAATATAATGTACACCACCACTTCTTTTAAACCCTAAACCACTTTTAACCCATTCACCTGTTTCTGGATTTTTTACATATTGCATTTGAGGACCAAAGACTAAAAAGTTATTATTACTATCTATTACAACACCTAAATCTTTTTCCCCTTTTAATCTTATACCACTAGATAACCATACATTAAAACTATCTTTACCCGGATTTACACTAGATGGACTTAAATTTATTTTATTAGTTGTCTTAATTTGGGCGGCAACTAATTCATTATTTTTATTTTTCATTATTAAATCTATACCTAATATTGTATCTATTGGATTTCCTTTTTTAGCACCGGCATGATATACAATATCAAAGTGATCTGATAATTGTTTTAGTGTTAAAATATCATTTATGAAGTATGTTTCACTAAAATCTCCTTTCTCTGTTGTTTTTGTGGATGTTTTTGTAAAGAAGTCTTTATTTTCTTTTAAATAATTTAACTCTTTAATTAGTTCATTATCTGAATAATTATTTATTTCATCTAAAAAAGTTTCTAATTCTTTTTCAGTTATTTCTGCGGTATTTTGAATATTTTTTTTTCTTTTTAGTAAATCTTCTAAATAATTTGGTCCATCAACTAAGTTTGTGTCTAACATATTTAATTGGTCCCAATTACCATTTTCATCTGCCAAATATTTATATTTACCACTTTCAACGTTAGATAAAAAATTAGGATAATTACTATCTAAGAATGCCTTTATCTCTTCAGTTATTTCTAAATCATTAATTTTCCATACACTAATCTCACCTTTACTGTATAGTACTTTTCTAACAAATTTAGTAAATCTGTCTTTAGCTGTTTTATTATTTTTCAATATATCTGACAATGTCAATTTCATTTTTTTATTTATTTCTTCTATTAATTTCAAATAATTAGTATCGGTACTTTTTATGAACTTATCGACTAAATTCATAATTATTGTCTCTTCTTTAGTTAAACTTTGGTATCCATTATTTTCAAATTTTTTTAATATTTCTTGATACTTAGTATTTGTTGCCTTTGGTAGTTGTTTACCTGATGTGTTTTGAACTGTCACTTCATCTGCTAAATCAAAAATTTCACGTAAAGGTTGGTAATTTTTTAATTTGTTTGAAATATAATCAGTAAAGAAGTCATAAAATTCTTTTTCTTGTCCTGGTACATTTTTTTCTAATAGTTTATAAAGCTGAACTTTAGCATTGGTTACTACTTCATCTACATTTCTATAATCCTTAATTATTCTCTCACTGTTATTATTTATCTGTTCATCGACTTTTTTGAAATAAAGATCTTCTAACTTAACTTTAAAATCATTTTTGGCATTTATAAGACTCTCTGTAGTCTGCTCCAAACTTTTAATAATATTAGAATATATTATATTTGTTTTTTCTAAATCTAATTTTATTTTTTTAGGATCTATTTCATTTTTAAACTTTTTTACGGCATCATCAAATGTACTTTCCGTTGAACTACCTATCTCATCTGCAATATTTTTTAGTTTATTTTTAGTTGCGTCGTCAATAGAATCTCCCAAAATGTCAATTTGTTTCAATAAATTTTGTTTGAGTTCTCTATTAGTATTAATTTTACCTATTTGTCTTAATTTAACCAAATTATCGACTTGGTTAGAGAATGAAGTACCAACTTTAATTGAATAATTTCTTATTAGAGGCCCTTCTTTGATAAAAACTTTCTTATTGTTTCCCATCAAAGAATTTATTCTATCTACTTCTGATATTAAAAGTTTATTTTTCATTTATAATAAATATAAAGATTATTTTTTAATAACAAATTATACAAACAAAAAAAGGACACAAAATATAGTTTGTATCCTTAGATGTCTTTTTTACCAGTAAGTTTTTAAAAAAAGGCTGAGATTACACCTGTTATTGAGAACCTTTGAAAGGATTATTGTTTCCCTTTGTATCCACCATCTTTTGAATGGTATTTCTCAGTGACGGTTATTTAAGTGAACCACTCTTTAAGGTTTTGTCTACTCTCCTATTACTCAACTCTCTTCGAGGATGCCTCCCCAACTAGTCCTTGCGGGATTAGAGGTCTTTGGTAAAATTACACTCGGACTTGGGATCTTTGTGTGCAATGAACAACTCATTACTAGGTAGTCACCTTTCGACCAAACCTGACGGACACTTTTCCTTTCTGTAGTTAATAATAGTTTTATTACTTTCCATAAAGTTTTTGTGTCGTGGATTGTGAAAGTAGTGGTCCGTCACGGGCTTCGTTATCTTTTGAACAACGAAATACTCAACTACTCTCTGAAATGTCCCCATTTCCATATTTCAAGATTACTTCAAAACAATTCCTTTGGTAAAGAATCATTAGGGTTGGTAACAGCACCACCTGTACACGAACATACCTTTCGGTTTTAAGTGCCCTATCATAATGGAGGACGCAATAATAAAGTTGGATACTGTATTTTTTGCATCGTTCCTACGGGTTATTCCTCTTGGTGTTCCCACCTCAAACTGACAACCCACATTGCCAGTTCATCTAACCACTTTCCCTACAGCGTTGCCCTCGGTACTAAAGGTTAAACGGTATCCCGCTTGTGTACTCGACCTCAACAAGTCCGAAGACTCACCAAGACGCAAACCTATTACACGTTAGGTTCACTTTATCCCACTTTCGTGGTTTATTTTAATGGACCATACACGGCCCAATGACTTAATTTAGTTTCACGCTTAAAGAAAGGGAGGTGTTAATTCGCTTTTTTTTAATTGTGACGACCATTTCAGTCGGTTTTAGTTTTTCAAAGAACGTTTTCTCTAATTCGACAACGAGTATCTTTCATCTCCTGTGGTTTCGAATCTTTTTACAAAGTTAAGTCTTTTTTTTTAATTAGACAAGTACCTTGTGAACTTTTTTTAATTTTTTTCTACGTACACTTTTTGAGTTCCGTATTTATTAGCCATAATCTCAGCGAACTGAAGATTAGGTGTGAATACTCTTTGACCTTTGTCATTAATGTAAGAGTAAATTTCGTTTACAATTATTTGTTCTTCACTCATTTTTTTCAGTTTTTCAAATTATTATTAGGTCGTTTCCTAATTGTTTAACAAATCTAAAACATTTATTCTAAACTGTCAATTGTTTTCTATAAAAAAAATGAAATTTGTCAGAGGTATTGTATAAATATATTGAAAGGTATCAAAATCTATACTTTTTTTAAAAAAATTACAATTTTTTCATTTTCTATTATTTCAGCATTTAATGATTCAAGTATACTTTTAGATAAATTATTATTTTTATATCTATAACCTATCCAATATTCTATACCCATTTTTTTTGTTTCTTCAATTGAAAGATTTAATATGTGTTTCCCAAAACCATTTTTTCTATAATTTTCATTGACAAATAAATCAAGACAAACTACAGAATTACTAAAATTTAAAACAGGTTTATCAGGTATAAATTCATATATTTCATTCTGAAGAATTTCTAAATAATCAAAATTGTATATTTTTATTTCCGCAATGACCTCTTGATCATTGAAAAAATAAATTTTTAGTCCGTCTTTTTGATTTATATTTCCAGTTTTACCTACTTTATAATCCACAATTTATAAAGTAAAATTAAAAATTAGAATCTCAATAAATTAGTTGCTAAATTTTTATATTTACCTATCAAAGGTATTTCTAAAACTTTTTTACCTCTGAATTCATAATTTTGTTCAGGTAACATTAATTTAATCTGACCTGTTTCATCAATACCAACTAAAGGATAATTTACATTTCTCATAGTAATATTACGACTTTGTATTACGGTACATTTGCCAGGATGGTCCCATTGACCTCTATTATCAAATATAGATTCCAAATTTTCATTTATAAAATCCCATTCACTTTCAGTTAATTTACTATTCCCAGATACGTGATTTTTTAACATAATGAAGACATCTTTTTTACTTATGGACTCAGTAATAGTCTCACCTCCTGATGTTATTTTTTGATTTAAAATTTCAACAAACTTATCTCTTATGTCTTTTGTAAGTTCTGTCGTTCCTCTCCCCTGTTTTGGGTTTGCAAGTGACTCAACATCAATACCCTCTTTTTTCATTCCATTAATTGCTGATTGAATTTGTTTTTCTGAAAGTTTTCTAAACCTTAAAAGTTTTTGTTTGATGTCTTGTATGAACGTATTTGAACCTTCGTAAAATGCGATAGGTATTGCATCTGCCGGTAAATCTTTTACATATGGTTTATCATATCCGCTATAAACAAAACCAATACCTGAAATAGTTGTTATACATTTATGTCCACCAGCATTTGCAACTAAATAATCATAAGCACTTATTGTATTTGTTTTTGGGTCGAAAGAAGGCATTGACCCGTAAATGGCATCCATGTCTTTTTGAGTGAACCCAACAGAATCTGCTGTTGCCTTTTTTTCAGATACTTTTTTTATTATTTTATAAGGTAATATTACTTTTTCTAGTTCTGGTTTAAAACTTAATAACACCTCATCTTTTATTTTTCCTAAATCAACACCTTTAAGCTCTCTATCCGCTTTATATGGATTACAAGATGCCTGAACTAAACCTACAGGAGCACCAAGACCAGTAACTAAAAAGTCCGCATCAGGGTGTAAATCAAATGGTGTATATCTGTCGTATGAACCTTTTTTCATTGATCCTAAACCAAATTGATAAAGTACCCCACCCTCTTTTTGAATTACCCCTTCTTTTGATCTGTCTTCGATATATTTTTGTTGATTTTGTTGCATTACTTCTGGCGAAGCAAAACCATGTTTTTTTGCAATATTAACAATTGTATTATACAAGTTCTCTAAAGATGGTTCACAGTTCATAACAAGGTATTCAAGTAAATCTCTACCATCGACCTTATCATTTTTATACGCTAAAAGAAGTTTGTTTAAAACAAGACCCATTAATAATTTATTTCTTTTAACACTTTGATCCTTATCGTATTTAAAAATAAAATTCATTACCATTTTTGTTGTGATCTGATTTGCTGCAAAGTTTGCAGAATCAATGGTTGATACAACAAATAAATCTTCGTCTTTAAATAAATCTTTAGGTGATATTTTTTGAGAGATTGTTTCTACGTTGGATCTTGAATGTTTAAAATCTGTTGCAGTATCTTTTTCTACACCTACTTGTGAATCATGATGGTCTGTATGGATTTTAAACATTGGTTTTCCGTGTGCAAAATCAACAAGTACTGGCATTATTTTACCTTCAGCATCTGCTTTTTTAATTGCCCATTCTTTTTCACCATATTGAATAATTTCAGCATCAACTACTTTAAATCCTTGATTTTCAAGATACGCCTTCATTGCAATTCCTGATGCAACACCATCAAGATCCTGATGAAAGTATACTTTTGCTTCCTTATATCTTTCAAGAAGGTTATTTATGTCTCTGATTCCCGATTCCTTAATAAGTTTTTTCATATTAAATAAATATGAAATAAAACAAAAAAACCAACATTACTGTTGGTCTTCCTTGATTTCTTCTAACTTCTTAAAGTATTCGACTCTTGTTCTTGCAACTTCGGCGTAGTTTGGTGAAAGTTCTATTCCCAACCACCTTCTTCCTAACACTTCTGCAGCCACCAAACTTGTTCCTGAACCGGTAAAAGGATCTAAAACTATATCGTTTTTGTAGGACAATATCTTAATTGCTTTAGTTGGTATATCCATTGAAAAGGTTGCCTTAGTCAAAGACTTCGTATCTGCAAAGTATTTCCACTGAGCGAATACTAAATCCATGAATTCTTTTTTATCTTGTTCTTCATAAACCACTTTCTTCTTTATTGTACCATCTTCTTGTTCAATCTCCGTTGGTGTTCCTTTCCATTGTGGCTCACCTTTTACCTTTCTGATATGTTGTTTTTTATATGCTAAAATAATACACTCCTTTGGGTTATATATGTAAGGTGAGGATGGTGACATCCATGATCCCCAAGCGGTTGTTTTAAGTCTGTGAGGTGCGTCTTCTTCTAAATCAACTAAACCAAAAAACCCATAACCAATTTCTTTCATCAACTGATACATTTCAGAAACAAATAAAATTCTTCCACCCTTTTTTTGTCTGTTAACTTCGTATGGTATATTTAATGCAATACGACCATCATCTTTTAAAACTCTATATGTTTCTGTTAACCAGTTTCTAGCAAAAACAAGATAGTCTTCAAACTCAACATCATCTTCATGCACATCATATGCAATACCAACACCATAAGGAGGACTGGTTACAACCAAATCAATACACCCTTCAGGTAATGTCTTCATTACTTCAATACAATCACCATTTATAATCTTTCCTGTTTCTATCATTTGTTTTCTAATGTATTAATATGATGTTGTAAATACCATAAAGATTTCTTTAGGTCCTCCAACTCCTTTTCTTTATTTTTTTTACCAGCTCTTGAGATATACTTTACAGTATTTCCTAAACTAAAACCTAAATCCCAAGCATCAATAACCTTGATTGCCTCATATGGATTTTCTTCTCCACCATAATGTTGGGGGTGGTTTACTTGTTCTTTACTCATAAATTCCAAGTTGGATTAAATAACTTCTTACTTTTTTACCTAAATCTGCATCGTTTGGGTATTTTTTTACTAGTTCAATTATTACTTTTGAATCAACATTGATTTCTTTTTTTTGAACTTCAGGATTTTTATACCCAAACTCTTTTTCCTGTCTTAACTCGTTTAATGATCTTTGTTTTACTACCATGACTTTTTTATTTCAATAATAATAAACTATATCTTATTTGTCAAATTTTTGTGTTTAATAATTTTTGATTGGATCATGTAGTTCATTATTTTCCTTTTTGCAATAGGAATCAATGTTTCTTTGAGTGGGTAATTATTATTGTGGTTAATGGTAAAAACAATCAATTTACTATGAATCTTCGGGTCCTGTAAATTTTTAATTAGTGGTTTTTTTACCTCTTTTAGTTTTTCATCAAAATCTCCTTTTAGACATTCACATATTCTTTTTATGTGACATTTTGTTTCAAGGTTTCCTTTCTTAATTGGTTTTATAATAAACTCATAAAGATATGTTTTGTTATTATAATCCAAAAAGAAAAGACCTTGTTTTGGTTCAATGTTTTTTGGGTTTTGTACCGGGTCAATTGAAACTGTGTCATTTACAATATCCCAAATTGCTTTAGCGTGGTTAAAGTAATCTGTTAGTTTTGTTGATGAGTATTTACAAATGTGGTATACATCAAGTATTTCTTCCTTTGTTAATAAAGGACAATCAACAGGAATTAAATCCGATATTAATATTTCATCGTCAGGGTCCTTTAATGCCCTATTAAGTGTTAAAATTTGACCTTTTTCAATTAAAAGATTAATACTAGCAAGATGTAATGAAATTTCTTGAAACTGTGGGTATAACTTAAAACCATTTAAGTTTTTGTCTAATTTTTGTAAATAACCTAAAAGAACCAATTGTTTGTGTTCTAAATCGATTGGGTCTTGAAATAACCAGTCAGTTTTCATTAAAATATTTTAGATAAAAAATAGATGTTTTTTTAATGAGTGTAAATGATTAGTTATATCTCATAACATAATATTCCTCTCCGTTGATGTTATATGAGTCTTCTGTTCCATCATAACCATTTAATACGTGTCCATAACCATCAGTTCTTATCACATAATCAATAGCCGCCTCAACATCAACAAAATCTAAAAGTGCGCTATTATCATAACCTCTATCTCTTAAAAGGTCAAAAATATTATCAACATTGTCGTCAACCATGTTTTCTATAGCTTCTTCGATTGATTCTTCATCGTAATCACCTTCTGGATTTTCTTTAATGTCTTCCATTAATTGTTCGTAGTCGTAAATATCATTTTCAATTTCTTCCTCCTCTTCTTCTGTGAGTCCACCTTCTTCAAGTTTTTGATTTAACCTATTGATATTTGCTTGGTGTATTTCTAAATATTGTTTTTGTTGATCTGTTAATTCTTTATTTATATTCCAATCTTCAGGGCTTTGTCTAACGTATTCGTTGTAGTCCTCATAAAGATAGTCCCTCACATATCTTTCATCAATATGGTTTTCCCAAACATGTTCTCTAAATGCATCAAAACCACTATCATCAATTAGTGATTCTAAATTTTCTTTTGCTGCTTCATATAAATTATCTTCACCTTCATAAACAACATATTCACTTTCAAAGTTTTTTGAGCCTAACCAAAGATACATACTTGAATCTCCATAGTGTTTGTATTTGGTATTAAATAAAAAATACTTATCTTCACCTTCTTGTACAATTCCACCTTCTTCAAGATAATAAAAAATTGCTTCAGTTTCATTTGATTCTTTATTATCATTTTTAACGTCCCAAGCACCTTCTTCTCTTAATTCGTTTTGATATGCAATTCTTTCTTCGTATATTTTTTGTTTTTCTAATCTTTGCATTTCAGAACCCCAATAATCTAACCTACCTCTTACTTTATTTTTATCAAAAAATGGAATTTTAGTATAACCGATATCTAAATTACCTTGTACTAAATCAATACTATCAATATTTGTCACATGTTCTTTTCCTCTAAGATCTAATTCACCGGTAATTCTAATTTTTTTACCAGCATAATCAGGAAGTCTTTTAATAATAGATCCATCACCATTAACATAATCCAAAAGTTCTTTATATTCTTCAGGACTAACGTCAACCCACTCTTCGGTTTCTTCTTTTATTATTTTTTTAATTAAGGAATTTAAACTCATATTTTATAAATAGTTTATGTTTACAAATGATTATTCATAGTTTATAAATATTTATAAATAAAATAAACACAAAAAAACAAAGGTCATGGGATGCGGTTGCAAAAATAAAAACAACGGAGGACAACAGGCACAACCTGTTCAGACTAACCAACAAAACAATCAATCAGTTCAAGAGGCTGTAAAAAAAATTGTTGAGAAGTATTACAACAAAAAGTAAAAACTATTTAATCATAATTTTATTTTTTTTAAAATTGTTTAAATAAAAACAATAAAAAAATAATATGATTGAAATAAGTAACTTTTTGAATGGTGTCAACCTATGTAATATTTTCGCTTCTTTAGTAGTTGATGAGATTAATAAAAAGTCTCCTAACTCGGTTACTGAAATAAATGTAACCGATGTTGGGAATTTTTATGTTGTGAGGGGTGTTACCTCATCTAAAGAGGTTATTGATGTTAATAAAGTTTTTCAGGATTTTACAAAACAATACCCTAAAAGATTCCAAACCTCTCTTAGATTGTTTGACTTAATACAGTATGACAAAAAAATTACAGATAACCGTTTAATGATTAATTATGTTTGGGAAAAATCTAAAAGATTAAACGATATTCAAGAATTTGTAGATAACTCATCTAAAAAAAATATTTTTTATAATTTATCAATTTGTGATAAAAGTAAAACAGTTTTTTACGAATGTTTAGATGAAGACGTGAATCAAACCTATTATGAAATAGAAAAGTTTTTCGAGGGATACGTTTTGTCTAGAACTAATCAAATTAAAAAAAGTTATTCATCTGATAGATATTATGGGTTATCTAATAATGGTGAAAAGTTTTTCCATGTTTTAGTAAAAAACATAAAACATTGTCTTTTTATGATGGGTATATCTAATAAACTTAATATATCAATTTCTTCTAATTTATCTTTAGAAAATATTAATAATGAAGTAATTGGGTTAGATATCAAAGATAGTTCATTTATTGTTAGTAAAGATTGGTTAGAGTCTCTACTTCTTGATGTGTTCCCGTTTTCTTTATCTGAATTAGAGAATTATTTTGATCTTACAGATTATAGTTCTTCACAGGAAATATTAAAAAATGATTGTGTATTACCTTTTGAAAAATTAGATTTAATTAAAGAAATTATTTTAATCTAGTAAATAATTTTTAACTATTTCAACACCTTCATTTATATCATCAAAATCTCTTGTTGGTGCCAATAGAGTAACATTTTCCGGTTCGTCAGCCTCATTTAGTGTAAGTAACATTAATGCCGGAACATACTCATTACCAACCGCCTCTGCAAAATCATTATATTCTTCTTCGTACTCATCTATATCTCTTTCAATGAATATTATTTGATTTTTTTTCAACTCCTCTTTAATCATCACACAATATGGACAACCTTTCATTGTGTATACTAATGTTACTTTCATACGAAATCTATTGTAAAAAATTTATTTAACCCTTTAACTAATAATGAAACACTCATTTCTGAATCTACTTCTGACATTATTTTTATATTGTATACGTTTTCCAATTCAACTTTTTTAAAATATATTAAAATCTTGTTAACTTCACTGTAAAGAATTACACCTTCTATTTTTTGTGTACTAGTTTCATCGCAATAACTAATATACCATAAAATTTTATTTTTTTTTGTTAATAAATCAATTGCAGATGAAGTAACATTTCTAGTTTTAGTTATACAAGGATAATTGTCAAACTTTTTAGAAAATATTTCTATTACATTTTCCGGTAAATCTTTTTTTTCTATTTTATCATTCATGGTAAATCAATAAATAGTTCTTCAAATTCATTATATGAATCAAAAGTTAAATTAACTTCTTCTTGTGTTTCATTAACCCATCTTGGATAAATATCATAAATAGGTTTTGTCTCATCAAACTCCTGAAACTTAGAATATGTTCTGATACTTTTTCCGTTCTTAAACTTTTTGGTCATTATAGGTAATTTAATAAAACCTTTTTTAAATAAATGATCAAGTCTTTTATCTAAATCTTTTATGGGTTCTATCCATTCGTCGGTTAATGGTTTATTGAACTTACCTAATGTCTGCACTCTTTTTAACCCATTTTGTGTAAAAGTATATTCAATAGTTGACCTATCGGATCCATTTTTATCGTCTTTTCTAAGTGATACGATAAAACAGTATGGTTTTTCTGAATAAGTCCTAACACAGTTATGTTGATGTGCAGATTCTCCCTGATACTCTTCTGTTGTTTTTAGTAGAATTGGGAAGTAAGTATTGTCCGATGTAAAAATTGGGTCCTCAACTAAACCAGAGTCTTCTCCGTAAAATCTAGTAACATGACCATTACTATATGATTCAATTAAGGTTGACCATTCTACGTGTTCTTGACTGAACTCTTCTAAATTCTTTGCGGTTATTTTAACTTCCTCACCGTATTTTAAAAGTCTATGTTTAAATCTTAAATGATCCCTTAAAGTGGCTAAAAAATTTTTAGATTTTGTTTCATTTAAAATGTTAAGTATATTTTCTTTTTCTTTTTTTGTAATAAGTGAATCCATATTTTCAAAATATATACCCCCATCCGATACCGGATTATAAACTGAATACATTTCTGTTGTAAAAAAAACCTCCTCTTTAATTTTATTAAATAAGTCTTGTCCTAAAAATCTATATAACTCAACAATACCATCAATGTCCAAATAATTATAGTTATTTAAAAGTTGTCTTATTTTTACACCTTTCAGATTATTTTTTTTCATAAACCAAGTAACCAAATTGGCATCATACTTTCTTACTTCTTTAGTTGGTGCAAACATTTTAGAAAACTTCAAAAAAGCATTTGGGTATTTTATTTTTGAATTTTTAAGAATGATTTCATAATACTTTTCTTGTATTGTGTTAAAATTATTTGTTGAGACTTTGACATTAGTTTTTTCAATTATTTTATTTAAAAACGTATGAATTACGTCGTATCTTTCATGAACTGTAAAATAATAGTTTAGTTCACTCATAATTGAGGTTAGTTCAATGTCAGGAACATTAACATTACATCTGAATCCTAAATTTTGTTTTCTTTTGAATTTAGATTCTCCAGTATAAAATAACTTTTTCTTATAATTAAAAGTTAAAAAATAAATTTGTTTTCTAACTTTAAAATATTTTTTACCAACGTCTCTACCGCTTCTGTATTTAAAAACTTTAAAACTTATTTTTTCTTCATTTTCTTCAAGAACAAATAACGTTCTACTTAAAAAACAGGCAGCCAAAGGATTACCATAATTTTTTACATATGTTTCTTCATCTTTTGCTATACCACTATCACCTTTAATGGTAGTAAAATTACCAACCCATCCTCTAGGTGGATTTTTTGGTACCCAATACATGGTTGAATTGAATAACTCATCATCATCATTATTTGAGTAATCAATTTCATTAAAATCTTGATAAAAATATGTATTGTACTCTTTGAATTCCTTTTTAAATAGGACTGTCATATCTGACATAAGAAAATTATTTAAATGTTACTAATTCATACAAATTAAACCCATGTGATGTTGCATATATGGTAGTATTTTATCTACCGATGTTTGATCTCCATTAAGTTTTAAAATTAAATCTATAAGTTGTTTTCTTGTTGGTTCTAAAGCCTTTTCTTCATCCTTAGAATTTTCTTCTACGATAATTCTAACTCCATCAAAAAACTTTTCTGAGTCTATTGAACCTATCAACTGAGTTAACTGTGCAGGATTTTTATCAAAAAACCCTTTAAAGTTGGTCATGTAAATTTCTATGTCTAAATTTCTCATAACTTCATTTTTTTTATTTATTAAACAAAGATAAGAAATTTTTTCTATACTTTTTACTTTGTGTCAAAAATAAAGAATGAATTATCTCTTTCTGCTCTTTGTCTTAATGCATCAGGTACTACGTTTTGACCTGTACTACCTTTAATATTAATAATTGATAGTTTTGGTAATTCTGCTAAACATGCTGGTAAAGGTTGTAGGTTTGGGTTGTCTGGTAGTGACAAGAACTTCAACTCTTTCAAATTACAAATACTATCAGGTATTTTAGATACACATCCAACAAGGTGTAACGCACTTAACTGTTTAAAGTTACCAATACTTTCAGGTAGTGGTAAATTGAATGAGTCTCCTCCACCTTTATGTGTAAATTCAAATCTTTTTATGTTTTCAGGTAATGTTTCAAAAAACTCAGGGAAACCATATAGTACAATAAATTTAGATGCCGAATCACCTGGATAATTAACTGAAACTTTTTCACCATTATTTTGTGCTAAACCTTTCATAAATTCAGGTTTAAAGTATTCTCTTAACTTTTCTTCACTACCATTTAAAAATTTAACCAAATCGATTTGTCTATCTGCTGGGTCCATAAATTGATTAGATGGGAAGTGGAACTGATATCTTAAAGCAGGAAGTCCTGATTTTTCACCTATATCCATACTACTTGTAAATTTTGTTGGTGAATTAGGAATAACAACATATAAAGGACCATCTTTAATATATCTATCAAACCAAGTTAAACCAGGTGAAGAAGTACACCATCTTGTTTCTCCTTTTTGTGGTTCCAAATAATAACCACCGTAAAAACATGCAGCATCTTTACCTAATTGTCCTGTATTTGAAATTTTAACAACTGTCCAATTATCAAATCTTTTAACTTCTTCAGCACCTGGGTGTTGGTAGGTTGTTGATGCTTCTTTCTTTTCTTCTTTTGTTGCTTTAGTTTTCTCTAAACTGAAATCTTTAACTTGATCATAAAGAGTTTCAGGTGTTAATTTATTAATATCTCTATATTCTTGAGGTAATCTATTTTTATGTCTTTCATACTTCATTAAGTCACCAGTAACTTTATATAAGTCTTCCAAAAATAATGCTTGATATTCTTTAATCGCTTGTTTAACTGCAGGACTATTAGGGTCTGTAACTCCACTACTTAATTCAACATTTGGTGTTGTAAAATTTTTAAGTAACCACTGGGTATATTTTCCAATTTTTACTTTTTCCATGTCTTCAGGTTTTGCATTAATTGCTTCCATTCCTTCAGGAACTCTTGATGTTGGGTCCGCAGCGATTATTTGAAACAATACTTGAAATGGCATCATACCTTTTCTTGTTTCTTTATTTGGTTTAACATATTTGTCGAATAGCACTTGAAACCTTGAACTCTCAATGATTAAATCTCTTAAAATGCTCGTAAATCTAATAGCCATAATTAAAGTTTTTATTAATAAATATCACAAATATAAGAAAAATATTTTAATAATTCATAATCAATAACTCTTCCCCCATATTTTGTTTTTCTCCTTTCTTAGCTGAAGCGGCTTTTGCGAACTCTTTTTTAACCCAACGGTATTTATTTTCAGGAAACCAAGTGTGTAATAATTCAAAATCATAGTAAGATAAAGAGAACTTACCTTTTACTTTGTGTAATACATTTGCTAACCTTTCGTGGTCTTGTCTATCAAAATCATGATTTGAATAATAGTTTTCCGTTTTCCAATATGGTGGATCTAAATAGATATATGTGGATGGTGAGTCGTATTTATCAATCACATCTGAAAAGTCCATGTTTTCAACATCAGTAATTTTTAAAAAATGGTCAACCCAATCAGGTTTAGATAACTTATCTCTAAATGTTAGATACTTTGACTTGTACTTACCTTTAAGATCAATAAAATTAGATGTCTCAGGTTTTGACCCACTAAATACTTGTGTAAGAATATAAACGTATTTGGCGGCCACTTCATAATCGCCAGGTTCTACGCTGAAACCTTGATTAAAAATTTCAGCCTGAAAGCTTATAAATTGTTCTTTATAGATTTCAGGCGTAACGTCCACACCTTGTTTTTGGCAGTCTATTGAATTAATCGCCCTTAATAATTCAGATGGGTTTTGAACACACTTGAATAAATTATAGTTCAATGGGTTAAAGTCATTATAAATGACTTTCTTGAGGTTAGGGTATTGTTTTAGGTCCATGTTATAAAAACACCAAAACATACCTCCAAATGTTTCTAAATAAACCTCCATATCTTTATCATAAAAAGGGACTATCCACTTTCCAATCTTACTTTTACCACCGATATAACTTAGCATAATTTTTTACTACAAAAATAATTGTTTTTTATTTATAAGTCAATTTATAATATTTATAATTCAATAAAACATATTATGGAATACAATATTAATGAAAACGAAGTACAGGAAGTTAAAACAGAAGCAACAAAAGTAACCGGTTGTAAAACATGTAAACAAAGATTATCTAACACACAACTTTTTTTAATTTTTGTTAGCGTTTATATGTTATTAAGTTCAATATTTGGTACTGTGGTTTTATTTAAGTACCTAATTGATTTATTTAGTTGAATTCATCATTTGTAATAGACTTTCTTTACTTTTCTTATCATTAGTTACTGATATTTTAATATAGAAATTACCTGTCGCCCCATTTATGTTATAACCTTTATTTATAACTCTCAAAGGTTTATCGGTATCTAACATATCAGGTTTAGTCAATTTAAGGTTACCATCAGGATGTTCAACATCAATAAATTCATTA